CAGGGTAAAATAAGGGTTTGCGGTTATATTGTGCAAAGGAACCTCAGGCGCCCAGTTCAAATCAAAGTCCGCTATTGTTGGGCTCTCAACTGAATAATGGGAAAGTGTGAAAGCGTTAAAACTAATTGTATTGGCGCCGTCAACTAGTTCGGGAATGTTAATAGTATGAGATTGATATAAGCAACGCGGCCCAGGTGTAACAAATGAACCGTTCGCGTCGAGAAATTTCGGAATATGAGTAGAAGCCATGTTGAGCGCTGGCGTCGACTGAGTTACTAATTTAATATCCTGTTTTCCTGTTACGAATTCGCTCGCCTCAATACTCGGATTAACCGTGTAACCGTTAATCTTTAAATCCCCATAGGTTCGCCCCGCCTGTTGAAATAATTTAGAAGCCGCGTCCGCTCCCGTTGAATAAGAAAAATATAAATCGGCTTTTTGTTGCTCAATAGTGGAATAAATAGTTACGTCTTTATTTAAATCTAGTTTATCAGTCCAGTCGTAACTCGGGCCGCTTCCAATATATTCGGAAATCGTTCGAAAAATTAAACGCTTTTCAATAGTTGGATGTTCGATAACTGCGAGGTTGAGCATTTTAACGACGTCCGTTATAAAATCGATTTGTTTCATATCGGGCGCGTTGGCCGAGAAATTCAACTGAAAGCCGTCGAATGGGGTAACAACCTGATTTAACTTCCAACCCGTACCCCCGAAAACCGCGCTACCTTGTTCGATGCGAACGTTATTCGCAATTACACCCGCGGGTTGAACGTATCGAAAGCGGAGTTTTATTTGATTATTAAAACTACCGATAACGCCCGTAATGTTTCCCGAGATATATTGAACTAAATCAGCCCCCGCGTTTGGGTTAATCGGTATCTCTGAAACCAACGTATTAACGCCAGTCGTTATATTGTCTACGTAAATTTGAAGCGTGCCGATAGCCAAAGAGTTAACAGCCGCGTTTCCTATATTGGTATAAGTAACCCAAAAGCTAAAAGAAAATTCGCCGTTAAAAGGGAGAGAATAAAACGAACCCGCCGTATTATATCGGCTTCCTGGGTCGGAGCTTTCAGTAGTGGGGGCGAGATAACTAAAAGAGTTTGGCCCTAGCGTTAAATCCGAATTTAACCAAGCGGAAAAATAATAAAGAGCCGTTAAATTCTGAGTGTAAATAATATTTCGAGAATTCAAATAAGGCATCCACCAAGCCGAAATCGTATCCATTACATCATCGGCCTCATAAGTCCAACCCGCCTCAGTTATTATTTTATTAAAAAGATAATCCCAACGCATGCACGGCGTAAAATCGCCCGCGTGAACTGGGTCGTTTAATGAGCGGCCTCCCGTATTATCCCAATTTTGACCGCGATCACAAAAAGCAAATAAATAACTGCTAGTTATATTGTCCAAATTCGCCGCGGTGAGAAATGGATTTAATGAACTTAAATCTAAATCGGCGAGTTTCTTTTGGTTAACGTCCCGCGCAAAATCGGAGGTATTACCATAAAACGTTATTTCGTAATCCGTTATTAAATCGCGCTGGGTAATTACCTTATTGAGTTTAACATAACCGTTCACAATGGGTATCGAATCAACCCTAATCCTAGCGGGCAAACGATAATAAAAAAAGTTGTCTATTTTCGAAAAATTCGGGTTGCCTATCGCTTCAAATATCGCTTTATTATTGGCTGTATTCGGGACGCGAAATTGTCGAGTAAAGGGGCTTTGAATAGCGAACGAACCCAAATCAGAAAACGCCCAATTTTGCGAAATCGATTCGTTTTCATATAAATCTAAAAAGAACTCTTTTAAACCCGATTCGAGAAAATAACCGCCCGCCGCCGCTGAGTAATCGTTGGCCCAAGTTCCCGAAAAATTCAAGCGTGTAAATCCTGGCGTCGGCGAATCCGCGACGATACTATTTAACGTTTTCGTGACGCTATTACCCGCACCGTTATAAATAGTTATCGAGGTTCCCACAAGGGCCGAAAGCCCCGAACTCGTGGTTACTATCATTCGCGCCAGCGCGCCGATAGCCATAAACGTCGGGTCATTACTTTGGCTCGTAATAGGTACGGAGCCGAAATTTATTACTACTAATTGGGTTTCGTTCATAGTATTAACTCCAATATTCCTGAGAATATCCGATTTTTAAAGTTAGGTTATAAAGGCGCCCCGTCCGCTCTTTGCGGGAAACGTAGTTATTTTCTTGAATGTTAACGGGCGTTTGAGTTCCGTCGGCGTTTACGATTTGAACTTGGTTCGAAATAAGAAGGTTTTTCAAAAACTCGAACTCGCCCTCCTGTAACCAATCAGAGGTCACCGTTATAATCTTGTTAACTATATTCTGACGGTCAGTTTGCTGGCGCGAGCTCGTTAAATACTGATTCGGGAGAACTTGTTTCCATTGGCGGCGCTCCATATTATAACTATTCTCTGAGCGTTTTATAAAGTTGAAATAATCCCAACCGCCACGCGATCCAACCCAAGCCAATCGCACTACATCAAAGCGGCAATCTTCTAACCCGAATTTAACGGCGTTAAAAAATAAATAAGGGTATGAGCACGGCACGTCCGCCGCCGTTAAAATATCGAGCACGTAATAACTCCAATTCGGGTATAATAGAGGCTTGGGCAAACCGACGGTATTATCGTTTAAGTTTTCGGGGTAAATAGGTATTCCCTCAATTTCATTCCCTCCTAAATTTATAATCGTAGTAATTGGAACGGGGTTAAGAGCATCGTAAAACCTTACGCGATATTTAGCCGCCACGTTTGCGGGGAGGTCGTTAGTTCCCGAAAGGTAAATTAAACCCCAATCAGTATTCCACGCGGGGATTTTTAGAGCTATACCAAACGAGGGGGCTATACTTGCTCTCAAGGGCCAACTATAAGTAGTTGAAATTCGGTCGCTCCATAAATACGAAAACGCATTATTAAGGGCAAATTTAACAAGGGAGCTTCCCGTATTAGCGTTGGGCTTATAACCGTTTGAGGGCTGATAATAGGCGTTAAAAACTTTACAAGCATCAACAGCCGAAACACCCGCGTTTTGAGTTAGTACGCCCGTAACTAACCACCACTCAGTAAAAACAAACGAATACTCCTCCCAGCCTGAGCCTATGGGTTCCGTATACGTGCCCGAGGTTGTACCCGAATGAATGTTATTAACCGCCTCACTATTCCGTAAATTAACTAGGGAAGCCAAATCAAAATATAATTTCGAATCGCCGAGAGCTGGCGAATAATAAAAGAAATAATTTTTTCCCGTCGAGGTTTCCGAAATGCTCACCCCGTATTTAAAACCACTTTGCCCCGCGTTCGTACTGCTTACAATAAAAAGTAACTTTTGCCCGCGAGGGGTCAAAGCATACGGAGAATCCTCAATAGTTAGCGCCATTTTTATTTAATGTATTTATCAGCTTTTAACCTTAGTTGTTGAAATACCTCTTTTCGATACATAGTGCGAAAATCTTGGCCGCTTTTTCTAAATTCATCCTGAAAAGCGTCCCTCATATAAAAAATTCCAACTATGCCACGGCGCCCGATGCTTTTCGCCATTCGTGCCGCCTCCCAAAGTTTCGTTTTCTCATTATCAGAGTTAAATAAACTTTTGCGTTTCATCCATTCATAAATCGGCGAAACGGGCGGCCAAGTTTTCGGGTTGTTATCGGGGCGGCGTCCCTTCTCAATTACGTCGGCGTAATTGCGCGTCGCCACGTCATTAAACGGAACCCCGAACCATTGGAGAATATTTGGCCCGCGTTTAAAATATCCCCACGTTAATTTACTGCTGAGGTTTCCCGTATCGATACGATTAACCGAGCGCCCTCGAATATTTCGTTTTTTCCTTAAATTAGCCTGAGCCCGTTTAATTACTCGGGCCCCGAATTCATCGAGAATAGGTTTATAATTTTCTAGCTTTGCCATTATATCTCAGTTAGAAAAATAGTGTATGCGGTTGAGGCGTTAGCGATTAAAAGCTCGGCGAACCGCTCGGCCTTTACTGGGTCAATGAGCGCCTCACTCACTCGGTTTCGGTTAGCCTGAGCCGCATCGTCAACCGTGGGCCATGTCAATGAGCCATCAGGGTTTTCTGTTGGCTCGATATAATCCGAACCCATTTTAAAAACGATTACTTGACCGTTGTTATTCACTATAAAATTATTTGCGTCAATTGTGTAACTCATATCGTTAATAATACTTGGTTATTTAATATCGCCGCGCTCGTTCCGCTCGCGTTATTGACGAACTTCATTCCCATTTGATCGCCGACCGCAACACTAACCGAGTTCACTAAATTAGTAAATACGCCAGCCGCTGAGCCCGCCGCAATGGTTAGCGTTAACGCTTGGTCAATGCTATTTTTTCGCACCGTGCAAACGAGCGAACCCGTCGCGGGTTGGGCTGTGCTAATCATTACATACAAACGAGTTAACGTGCCGTTCGTTATCATTGGCGTCCTTCGCACCGCGTCCGAGGCGTTATGGTTAGCCGAACCGCCAAACAGAGAACCGAATCGAGTAGCGCCAGCGGCCAACGTATCGCCATTGGCAAACTGATATAAAACCGAGGTTGAACTCGAGGTAATGCCTAGGTCGCTCACCATTTCGGCGGCCGTTCTCGCGGTGACTGTGTTATCGGCGTTAACCCTCAAGAAAGTCACGGCGCTCGGGTTGGCTAACGTGGCGAGGTTAGTTCCAACCGTGGTTAATCCAATCGCGTTTTGTTTTCCGTTGAACGTACTCCAATCAGCCGAACTCAACGCGCCCCGATTTGAAGCCGAGGCCGTTGGTAGGTTGAACGTGTGAACGCTTCCCGCTGAGCTAATCCCGAAATCGGTTCCCGCCGTACCCGTGGCGAAAGTTTGCGTCGAATCGGTTAGCCCGTTCAAAGAACTGAGCCCAATAGCATAGGTTGAATGCACCTCGCCTATTCGCCCGTCCTCAGTGTAAAGAGTAACTGTTTTTCCGTTTGTGTTTTGAATATCGAACTCAATAGCGACACGATCACTCGCGGCGGTTACGGTATTCGGAACCGAGAGGGCGAACGTGTAAAGGTCGATTACACTCCCGTTCGTTATTTGCTCAAGTGGTGAGGTTGCGATAGTTGTAAACGTCGTTCCGTTATAAACTTTCAGCACGGCGATAATTTCGGCGTTATTAGAACCCCCGCCCGTTTCGCTCAAGTATACATCGCACGTCCAAACGCCTGAGGGGATAATTAAATGGTTAGGCGAACCAACGTCCGTTATAAAGCTCGCAATTACGCCCGTGGTTGCCCGTGTAAAGTTAGCCGCGGGGCCTGTATTCGCCGCCGTGCCCAGCTCATAAAATGGCGAGCCTCCAATCGTACCTTGAGAGATATTCCCGTTAAAATAGAATATTTGACCGCCACCGCCTCCCGTGCTCGGAAAGTTGGCGAGCGTGCCGTCGCCCCTTATATACTGCGAGGTTGTACCCGCACCCGTGACCGCCAAAGTTCCCGCCGTGGTAACAGGTGACCCCGAAACGTTGAAAGCCGTTGGCATCGTTAAACCTACCGAGGTGACCGAACCCCCCGAGCTGGGCGTAACGGCCTCCCAATCGCCCGAGGTTGAGTTAAACGCTAAAACTTGACCGTTGGTAGGGGCTGGCGTGTTAACGTCGTTTAAATCGTTTAAATCAGCGGGAATAAACGGAAGGTTAATCAGGTCGTTATAATCGCCTGAGGTTGCAACCGCCGCGAGAGTTGGTTTATTCAATATCTCAGCGACCCCGCTAACCGCGTTCCAATCCGAATTAACTTGAGCGGCGGGAATAGTTGGAAGGTTGTTTAAATCATTATAATCATTCGAATAAGCAACCGCCCCGAGTTGGCCGTTATCGAATTGGTTAGTCAGCGCGTTAAATATTAGCGTGTCATTTTGAACGGGCCCGATAATATTAACGTCGCTTAAATCCCTGAGCTCGCTTGGAATAGTTGGGAAAGGTTGAAGGGCGCCCGTGCCGTCGATGTAATCGCCCGAGGTTCCCGCGCCAGTTATTGCCAACGTGCCCGCGCTCGTTATCGGCGAACCTGAAACCGCAAAAGCGGAGGGAACCGTTAACGCCACGCTCGTAACCGTACCCCCACCACCACCGCCGCCGCCCGTGGAATTTATTGTTACGGTTCCGTTTCCATTATCGATAATGGTTACGTTGGTTCCCTGTTGGAGGTTGAGCAAACTTTGAAGGCCGTTGTTAACGCCGTTCGTTTGCAACGTGAGGCCGACGGGCGTACCCGTACCGCCTGAGCCTGAGCCTCCGATAGTAAAGTCGGCGGGAATATCGCACGCGCTCCAATCCCAAGGAACCGAGAGCGTCATTTGAAGATTAACCCCGACTAGCGTATGAGAAAACTCGTTTATAAAAACCTCGATATTGGCGCCCCCATCCAGCTCAACCGTTGGCCCGAAAACGGTTAGCCCGTTTTGAACCTCGGCTAATAAATCCTCAGCCAGTTTAATGCAATCGGAAATACATTCCCTTTGATATTCGGCGGGCGTTTCCTTATCGCGTGGCAAATCGGCGAAAATGATAACGAACGAATAAAGGCGGCTCCCCGCTCGAGGCTCAACCTCAACGGGTAGAACGTGCATCCACGGGAACTCAACGCCCTTATCAATATCGATGTTACTTAAATCGCCGTGCGAAAAGCCCTTTATGAGAAAGTGAGCCGCGGCAAATGCTTTGAACCTCTCGATTAATACGTTATAACTAATTTGGGTTATCATTTTCGATAGCTTTGTTTTATTACTCGGGCTTGTTCGGCCTGAAAATCTCGCATATAACTGAGATGGGTAAAAATCGCCGTGGCTTCCATATCTAAAACGTTTTCATGCTTGGTTATATCAGTACCCGCCACGCTCTCGAGTACATGATACCAACCCCAACGCGCTAAGCCTGTGGGGGTATAATCTCCTTCATCTCCCTCGTCAACATCGCGTCCAAAGATTCCAACGAATTGTTCACTAATTCGGCGGCGATACTCGAAAAAAAAAGCAAGCCACCTTGTACTCGATCCATAGTTAACCCGTTAATCGCTTTCATATAATTTTTAACCTTACTCGAATCGTATTTAACGAGGTTGTAATAATCCCCCACTTGCTCGGTAATTGGCCTGTAAAGTATCGCCATAAGCTGAGGGAGGTTCTTATAATCGGTTTGGCCGTTAGTTAGCCAAATGGATTTCGAGAGTTGGTCTAAATCGACGTGCTCGCGGAACGTCATGTTATTAATATCGGGAATGAAGCCCAGTTTAACCCCCTGAATGGTTACGGTCGGCGAGTGCGTATCTTTGCCCGTAATGCAAGCCGTCTCGAATAAATCGACAACGGTTTGAACCGTTTCGGCCTTGAGCCCCTCGCAATATTCGCGGGACTTGTTTACGGCTATCATTACCTTTTCAACATCGTCGCTCGAGGCGTGGTAATCGACGAACCTCTTTAAAGTTATTTGCTCAGCGGAAACGGGAATGTAAAGTTTCATAAATTCGAACTGATTGTTATTATTGGCTGATTGTCGGCGCCCGTTAATTCCTGGCGTTCTACGTAACCGCGTTTTTTCCCTTTGGTTTTTAGCCTGAAAATGATGGCGGCTATTTCTCCATTTTCGACCGCCTCCATTAATTTAACCTCGGCGCGATCGGTTGCCTTTTCATCCTCAATTTGTAACTCAGCGGTTAGTTCGAACTGCTTAATGTATTTATCGGCCGTATGCCAATCGCAACCCAGGCGGCGAGCTATCTCGGATATATAACCGCCCGAGTTCTCGATAGCCTTTTTAATTTCGGACTTTTGGAAATTGTAAGCCATTGTTACTTATTGTTTTTCATTTGTTTAATCGCGTCAATAATACCCCAAAATCCCGCAACTATACAACCGATAGCCAGCACGTAATAAAGAATTTCTGTTTTATCCATTTTCAAAAGTTTAAAAAGTCGTTTTTCCTTATTTTATTGGTATTTCACCGACGGCGAAATCGCATTTTTAGTTTTCAATTTCGAGTTTTTCGGCTTGGTATTGGCACACCGCGAACCGCTGAGCGGCGTCGGGATATTCCTTAATCATTACGGTTGATGCCATGCAACGCCCGATAAATTCGTGGCGTTCCTCTTTGGGTTCTCTTATTGGTAGGGGCATTTTATTAAGTCTTTTATCTATTAACGGAATAACCGCCCATTTTTGCCCCGAAATGACGTTAAAACGCCTTATTCGAGGTTCGATGCCTCTCGTTTGATCCAATTAACGAGCTCGGCGCCCTTGCAAGTTTGACACTTCATACGGTGCCCCGTTATTTTATATACCCACTCATTCAGGGCCTTAACGGTTTCAATGTTGATACGGCCGCCCTCGGGTAATGATGAAACGAACTCTCGTAGTAATTCGCTTTCCTCTTCGTTCAAACGATAGCGGCCCCATTTGTTAATCGGGCAACGATACACGGCGAACCTAACTTTATTAGGCATTACACAACCTCAAAGCCTCGTTTTTCGGCGGTAATGGGTTATTTTATTATTTTCCTCAGCCTCGGCGAGCTCCTCGGGGGTTAGTTTTCGCCCGAAAATGAGGGTTCCGCAACTTTGCGTTGACGAAACGTAGTGTTTACAGCTCTGACAGGTCGCGAGGCGCTGGGCTCGAATGGTTTGGGGTACGGTGAACATTTTTTTTAATTCGTGTTAAGGCGTTTTCAACTAATTTATAAAGGGTTTTTATCGGGATGCCTGTTTTAGCGCTGGCGTCCTTATAACTAAAATCGGGAAGGGCGTAAAGCCTCAAAATGACGGCGTCCATTTGGGGCATGAGAGCTATATAGGCGTCTAAATATTCATTGTCAAGGCGGGAACCAAGCCACGGGGCCAACGGCTCCTCTAAATGTCGGGCGCTATGTTCGTCCCATAACCTCGAAAACTTGGTAAATTTTACATGATAGCGGCTCGAGCGGTCGATAGCCATTAAAAACAGCGATCGATTTACGTAATATTCGAGCGTTCCTTGAATAGCCAGGGCCTCGGCCTTTTCGCGTTGGTTTTCGAGTATCTTTAAAAGGGTTTCTGAAAGCAAATCGTCGCCCTTTACGGAATCGCACATAAGCCCTCGAGCGTGTGAGCGCCATTTAGGTAATAAACGAGCCGTTTCAGTTTCCAAAGTTTTCACCCCGTTTTGAATGTAGCAAAAATTCAACTATATTTGCCGCACTAAATGTAACCACGGGGGCGGCGCCCTCACAAATAAAGTTTTAACCAATGGAAATAAACGTAATAACGGGGTTAGTCTTAACCCATCTTAGCGCGGCCGTTTTAGGCTTTGCCTTGGGCCACTATCGCGGCTGGCTATCAGAGTTCAAACGAAATGAAAAGGAGGGCGAAAATGAATAACGAAAACGAAAAACTCGCTCAGGCTTTTAGACTTGGGTGGGAAACCGCTACAAAATGCCTCCAGGATGTTTATAAAAAGGGCGTGGATCCTTTAGCCGAAATAATGGTTTTAGAATTACTAGAGAAAAATAAAAAAAAGCCTAAAAAATACAAAGGAGGTGAGCAATGAGTAAAGAAACAGCGGTGCAATGGCTAATTGATAAACTTATGGATGATGGCGTTGGTATTCATAAAACGATTCGTGAACATGCATTAAACCTTGAAGAAAGACAAAAAAACGCTGAATGGCAAGAGGGCAGCACATGGGCATATAATAATATTAAGTGGTGTTTTCAAAATGGCTTTAAAGGAATTTCGAAAGAACAAATGGACGAATGGTATAAGCAATACATTTTAAGCAAAGAAGGAGGTGAGCAATGAACGTCGAAATGTGGCAAAATATCGGGCTGGGTTTCGTAATCTTTTACGGGTTCTTTTCGCTAGTGGCCTTCATATTAGTAATGAACTTTTTTTATAATCTACTCAAAAAACCAAAGCAATGAACCAACCTCAAAGCCCAGTTAACGAGTTTCTCGATAAGATACGGAAAAAACTAAATTCTAACCCCCTGAGCCTTTCGGCAATGGCATACCGCGAGATTCTCAGCGAAGGCCCCGAAATGGCGGCAAATGAGGCCGAACTAATTCGCCAAGCCTTTCTCGAGGGATACAAGCAAGCGTTTAACGATATAAAAGAGCACAATGAAACGAAAGGAAATGAGCCAACTATCGACGCCCGAACTCAGGGCGCTCAGGATAGAATGGCTATCAATACAACCCCAAAACAAAAGAGAGGCCGACCGCGTATCGATGAAACTGAGAAGGCTAAAAAAGGAAATGGAATTTCGAAAAATCCTAGTATATGACGCCCGAAAAGCTCACTAACATCGTAAACGAAACGTTTGGAACCCGTGGCGAGTTTGCCGTTAAAATGAAGGTTTCGAGGTGGACGGCCTACCGTTGGTTAGATAACCCCGAAAAAATGAGTTTAAAGGCCCTTAAAAAGCTCTCAAAGCTATCGGGCAAACCCTTAACCGAACTTGTTTAATGGTTGAATTTTTACCCAAGCAAATCGAATGCTTAAACGCCCTCGGGCTCGATAGTTCGGCCGAGGTTGTTTTATTCGGGGGCGCCGCTGGCGGGGCGAAATCGTTCACGGGTTGCGCGTGGCAAATTCAACGCCGTTTAAAATACCCAGGAACGCGCGGGCTAATCGGCCGCTCGAAACTCGACACGCTGAAAAAAACCACGTTAAAAACGTTTTTCGAGGTTGCGGGCCTTTTCGGGTTGGTCGCCAATAAACATTATCAGTTTAACGCTCAATCGAACGTTATAACCTTTTACAATGGTTCCGAAATCATTCTAAAAGATTTGTTTTCGTACCCCTCAGACCCGTCGTTCGATTCGTTAGGGTCGCTCGAAATTACCGATAGTTTTTTAGATGAGTGCTCTCAGATAAGCAAAAAGGCGGTCGATATAGTTCGGAGCCGTATAAGATACAAGCTTACTCAGTACAATTTAACCCCGAAAACGTTGCTCACTTGCAACCCCTCGAAAGGTTGGTTATACAATGAGATTTACGCCCCGTGGCGAGCTCAAAACCTCCCCTCGTTTATTCAGTTCATACCGTCGCGGGTTGCAGATAATCCCCATTTACCGCCCTCCTATGCTGAAACGCTGGCGCGGTTGCCTGAGGTTGATCGTAAAAGGCTATTGGAGGGCGATTGGGATTATGATGAAACCGCCGACGCCCTTTTCCTTACCGACGATGTTTTAAGAGCTTTTAGAGAGCCCCAAAATGAAGGGGAACTATTTATTACGGCCGACGTTGCCCGCTTGGGTAAAGATAGAACCGTTATCGCCCTTTGGCGCGGGCTTTCCCTCATTCATATAACCGAGCTCAGAAAAAAACGAATCGACGAAACGGCGGCAATTATAAGAGAATTAGCAAATTTTCATAAAGTCAAGTTATCCAATACAATCGCCGACGCCGACGGGCTCGGGGCGGGGCTCGTTGACGTGCTCAAGTGCCGAGAATTCAGGAACGGGGCGCGGGCCACTAAGCCCGAGAGGTTCGTTAACCTTAAAGCCGAATGCTTTTTTAAGCTGGCGGAATACATCGAACTCAATCGCGTTATTTTCCCTCAGGGGCACCGCGATACGATAGTAAAAGAGCTCGATTTAATACGCCGAAAGAACCCCGACGGGGACGGCAAACTAGCGGTAACAGGAAAAGAGGAGATACAACGAACCCACGGTATGAGCCCCGATTACGCCGACGCTATCGCGATGAGA